GTGACCTGAATCAATCCCCGGCCGCGATACTTCTGGCCATCGCCATCGGCCTCGGGGCTGTTGCCCAGGCGCTTGGCCAAGCTGCCAGTGTCGTACTTGGATAGGTAGGCATCGCCCCCCAACTCTCGGACGTAACGCAGCTGGCCGGATTCGTGACCAATCTGGGCGATGAAGGCCGCCATGCGCAGTCGAGTGACGATGCCGTACTTGCCCATCGCGGCATTGAGACCAGGAACAAAAACGCCGGCACTGCGGCCGGCGTTGGGGAGGATCTGCAGCAGCTGCTGCGCGGTGATAGCCATAAGTGTTTCTCCATTGCTGACCACACGGGTCGTTAGGGTTGCAGGTCCACGGTCTTGAGTTCTTTGGATTCTTTGGTCTTCTTCTCGCCGGCCTTGGCTTTACCCTTCTTGCCGCCGTTGCATTCGACGGTCGTGGTCCAGCCGGACTGGGTAAACATCTGCTCGACCGAATCCACCAGGTACTCGCCATCGAGGCCGGCTTTGAAGCCTTGGGCGATAACCAGACGCTCGGCAAACAGATCCGTGCGGCCGGCCATTTCCAGGCGCACACCAGCAGTGCTGCGGTTGAACGCGGCCAAGCGAGCTTTGCCGGCCTGCTCGGCAGCGGTCTTGTTCGGGTAGATATGGCGATCGGTATGCACCGGCGGCAGGCCGCTGGGGGACTCGTCGTTGTCGAGGTCGACCACTTTCACTTCGCCCGACTTCTGGTCCTGATGCTTGGTCTGCACGCGCTTGTGCGTGGTCTTGTCACTGACCCGGAACTGATAGCGGCTCACGTCCTGGCGGGTGATGGTGACGGTGCCCAGGGCCTTGCCGCTTGCGCTCTGTCCAGCCTGACGCGGCAGCACCAACAAATAATTCCCACAGGTAGATCCATGTCCCTGGAACAGAACTACACCGCGATTAATCGAGGGTAGAACTGGGTAAGGCGGCGTAGGAAAATCGGGCACTCCAGCGCTTTGGAGTACCCGTTCATCCTGCAGGAAACGCCTCCACTGGTACAGAAATTGGTATGGAGGCAAGTGCCTACTAAAGTCGTCAAAGATGGATTGGATCGACTTTCTCTAAGCCCTCTTACCCCAAGGCCTGGAGCAGCATTCAAAAAATTCTGTACCACTTTTTACCACTCCCCATTCCAAAGCGCTCAGTCGCACATCCAGCCACAGTGCTGACTTGTCCACCCTGGACGGCCGTCTGGTAGAAAAACTACCGCCACAATATTCTACAACTTCCGAAATTATCCATAAGACTGAACCAAACGCTCGCACCTGTTACCCAAGCAAAGTTCCACTCTTGGAGGGCGCTGGCACCTGCCGGTGCGAGCCCTTGCGATGATTGTATATGGCACCATCTGTAAAATCGGGAAAAGCCTTGCTAAAAATAAATTTTTGTGCCTGTGGTAGACTATTGTCTAAATCACCAAGAGGCCTCGCCTATGACTTACCCCGCACAACTCACCCACCAACTAGTACTTAATTTCGATCTACCATCCCTAGAACAAGGCACTCAGACACGAGTGCTTGGGGAACTAGAGACTCCTCAATTCCCGAAATCAGTCTTCTATGGTGTTCTGTTACCCGCCCGCCTGCAGCTACGCCTACAAACTCAGCGGTCATCCTGATCGAACTATTGCCAGCGCACATCCCCTGAAAAGGAAGATACCATGCCCGCTTTACATCATTACACTAGCATAAACTCTCTAGCCTGCATTCTGGACAGTAGAAAGATACGGTTTAGTAGAGCCGATACGTTTGACGACCCTCATGAGGCAAGAGTGGTGGGAAACAAAAATATTGGACTGGTAAATTTTGCCACTTGCTGGACCTCACAAGGCGAGACTCTTCCTCAATGGTATCTCTATGGTGACCAATACAAAGGCGTAATTATCACAATCCACTCTGCTGATAGCATATATTTCGACCCATTTACAATTCACAACCACTCAGGACCTGACTTTCAATTCACTCCGAAATCTACTAAAGACGACCACATCACCCCACTGAAAGTAAATTACTTAACCAAAGATGAATTCAACTGCCGCACACCTGCCAATGAGGCTCAAACAACAAAGGTGCTTAAACTAGACCATTGGGCCTTTCAAGAAGAAGTCAGATTTAATATTAGCCTCGTTGCAAATTCAGACCGAATTTGCTCACCCAGCGACTTCACAAGAGATGACCACTTCTTAGGCTACCCATTCTGCGAACGCACTCATTACGACCATCCTCTTCTGGAGACGGTCTATAACAACATGATTATTACTGCGGGCCCCTGCTGCGACAATAGCGATAAATTACTAATTCAGGCATTAATAGACAAATATCTTCCAGAGCAAAAGCTACAGAACAGCTGCCTTGTGGGATTAGTCAAGCGCAGAGGACTCGGGGCCTGAGCCCGCCCCACTGCTACCACACTTCAGAAACGCACCACCTGGCCGAACGTCAGTACGTCTCCGCAACTGATGGATAAAGGGCGCTTGGCGAAGGCGATGGATAGGGATTTGAACCCGCCCTGATCGCCCCGCAGGCCGCCACAGGCCAGTAAAAGCAGGCATGCACACTCATCGTAAGGGTCTAGATTGGCCTATATCGGACTGAGATTTGCCCTAAATTTGCCCTAAAGCAATCACCTGACCACTGCACCTTTCCCAGCATACCCACTGGCCATATACTGTCCATACATACAGTACTGAGAAGCCAGCATGACCCTCGCCATAGCCAGTCCGCCTCCACTTCAAATCAACCTGGATGAAGACCAGGTCAAGAATGTGGCGTGGATTCTGGATAACTTACCAGTCGTTCTTTCAAGCACTCACTGCACCCAGGCGCGAGCGATGCTTGGATGGTCCATTGAAACCCTTGCATTCCGTTCCGGTGTATCACCGGAAGCCATCAGGCGCCTTGAGACCGGGACCGAGCTCCGCGAGGTGACGCTGCAGGCCTTGGCTTTCACTCTGGAGGCAGAGGGCCTGATCTTCTTCCCTGGCCACGAACCCATGAGAGGGGAAAATTGCCGGGGCGCCACAAAGCATCCCCGGACCAGGGATGACTTTCACCTGATCGAATGATCCTCAGCGTGGTGTCAGCCAATGATTAAGCCCCCCACCAAACCAGAGGCCCTGGCACGCTGGACTGGAATGCTGCGCAATGAACACCTGAGACTGAGCAATCCTGAGGTGTACGTCCAGGTCATGAGGTCAGCCACAGATGACCTTGAAGCCCTTGGCCTGTTCGACCCGCTGGAGCTCCACGACTTGCGAGAGCAGGTACAGGCGGCTTACACGGCTGGACTGGAAGAGCAGTTTGCCCAGGAGCTGTATTGCCGTGCCTCCAGCTACAACGTAGTGCCAGAGGGCGGCGGCGTTCGCGTCGGCTACATCAACCAGGGCAACTACTATGAAGAGAACCGCACTGATGCCTTCAGCTTCGATGGGGCGGTAACCCAAGAGGGCGACCAGCTCCGAATTGTGCTGCGTACTTCCGGCGAGTTTGGCGTGATCAAAGGCCTGGTCATCCTAGGGCAGGACGGTAGAACCTTTCATCTAGTTGAAACGGCACGAATGATCGACGGAAAGATGCTTGAGGGTGTTGGAGATCCTGACGCCTTTCGGGTGCTGGTGGACCTAGCGCAGGAAGCTTTCGAGGGGAATGATTGGGTGCGGTACCGGATCCTGCGGGATCGGGTTAGATACTCGCCGTTCAAGTGTTGCGCGGCGTGCTGTGATTCGTTCGCTCAACGCGAAGATTGTGAGGCCTGCGGTGGGCAGGGATTCGTACCAGATGACCTGGGAGAACCGGGATGTGTGGAAGACTGAGCCCATAATGCGGCATCTAATACTTTGTCGATGCCTTGAGTGTGGTTATAGGGCATTCATCGCTTTTTGGTGGGCGCCTCGGATTTCGGGTAATGTGTGGGTGGAAGCTTTTCGATTGCTCGACGTGTAACTTAGTAGAAAACTGGAGGCGCGCAATGGGCATTGGTGATTTGGCATCTCTAGCAGCATTAATTATCTCTGCGTTCGCTCTCTGGCGCACGCGCTCTTCCTTATCAATCTACCGAGACAAACATGACGATATTACGATAACCAACGACAGCCCCCACGCTGTCACGCTTGTCGAGATTGGACTAATTGGCTTGAACGGTCGGTTAGATACTGATGAGTGGAAGTTTGATGAGCGCATCAATACCTTGCCTCATCGCTTGGATGCTTACGACACAGTGACATTTAAGCCTAGCCTCGACACTATCATCAGCCGAGCCTACTACGGGCATGACGGTACATATGTACGAATGGCAAGTGGACAGCTATTTGGAAGTAAGGGGCGAGCCTTCAGTGATATCGGAGTTTTCAGATGGTGGTGGCGGAGAGCTATAAACTTCTTCCAAGAAAAAAAAAGCAGTAAAGAGTGATCACAAACTCTCCGCCCCTGTACTCGCGCCACCCAATTGACTAAAACTTTGTTTCAGTACACAAGGTACAAATCCACCCACTCACATATAAAAAACGGGCCGGGAAAAATTTAGTTCCGGCCCCTGCAACAACTTAATGTAGCTTATCCATCACTAGAACAGACCGCCAAGTACGGACGGTGTCCAATTCATAACGACCAGCTCACCAGTTACCTCAGCCTTGCCTTGGCGCTGGTTCGTATTGCTGTAGCGGATATCCAGGGTTTCAAAATGGAAGCCATCGAACGCCCGCCGGATATCGGGATGGTCGTTGATGCTGACCATCACCTTGCCCTTACAGCGCCGCATGAACTCAGCCATGCGCTCGTATTGCTCAAACGGAAAGTCGACCCCGTACCCGGCAGTCTGCCAGTACGGCGGGTCCATGTAATGAAAGGTGTGCGCTCGATCGTAGCGCTCGGCGCACTCCAACCAGGACAGGTTCTCGACGTAGGTGCCGGCGAGCCGCTGCCAGGCTGCCGACAGGTTCTCCTCGATGCGCAGCAGGTTGATGGCCGGGCCGGTGGTCGCGGTGCCAAAGGTCTGTCCTGTCACCTTGCCGCCGAATGCATGCTGCTGCAGGTAAAAGAACCGAGCGGCGCGCTGGATGTCGGTGAGTGTTTCGGGTCGGGTCATCTTCTGCCACTCGAAGATCTGCCGGGAGCTAAGCGCCCATTTGAACTGGCGCACGAACTCCTCCAGGTGGTTTTGCACCACCCGATAGAGCGTCACCAGGTCGCCATTGAGATCGTTGAGCACCTCCACCGGCGCGGGTTGCGGGCGCATGAAGAACAGCGCAGCGCCGCCGGCGAAGACTTCGACATAGCATTCGTGAGGGGGAAAGAGAGGGATCAAGCGGTCGGCCAGGCGGCGTTTGCCACCCATCCAGGGAATGATTGGATTCGTCATGTGATAGCAAGTCTTTACTGTATGGATAAACAGGTGTTAGGCTCGCCGCGCTTTGTGCACGGAGCAGGAGCCTAGGCTGGACTTGCAGGAAGGGTCTGCGGGTTCGGTGGACAGGTCGGATGTTGACGCATCCGCCCTGCCCGCTCCTTTTCAATTCACGGCGCGAGTGCGCGCACGTAGGCCTGACAGGCCTTCAGGGCAATCAATCCTTGGTCGCCGTCATCGGTGATGCTGATAATTCGTCGAGCATGCGCTGGGTCAAGTTTGGCTCGCGTGGCTCCATGAACCACGCCGGGGCCGCCGGCGGCGGTTGACACCCCACAGCCACTACCCTCGGCGCCTGAGTCGAGTAGGACTGACAGCCGGAGATCAGCAGTAGCGAGGCGGTCACGTAAACGAGCCTGAGTCTGTTGTGCAATGCGTAATTCCTTGTAGTGGGTTTCGTCTTCGGCCTGGAGTCGATCCTCCAGGGCTCGCCGGCGAGACTGCTCAGCCTCCTGCCACTCGATCACAGCGCTGGCGGCAGCTTCACGCTCGCGCTGAAAGTNACTGGCTTGATCTGCCAAGGCCTTGCCGTAGCTATTGGCCTGCCAAAGCCAAGCGACACGACCGCCCACAAAAAGCCCCAACAGCATTGCTAGCACCGCAAGGCGCCAATTCAAGGCTTTCACTGCAGTACATCCAGAGCGCGTTGATACAGCGCCTTGCGATCCTCCAGGCCGTTTGTGCCGCCATTGATGCGCTTGGTGATGCCCAAAAAGTCACCCTTGTCAGCCAGGGAGTTGAGCCCCCTGCCCTGCCAAAACCAACCGGCCGACATCGCGGCATAAACCGGCTGTTCGAGCAGCTCCGGGGTGTTGAGCAATCGACTATCGCCAAACAGCGCTTCGCTGCAGGCTTCGTAGTTGTCGTGGCCGGTGACCTGAATCAATCCCCGGCCGCGATACTTCTGGCCATCGCCATCGGC